AAAGATCATTTTAATTTTGACATTATTGACCCACGTCACATCAGAGTAAGTCCTGAGTATGCCTATTCTGCTAGAGAGAAAGAATGGGTACTGGTTAAGAAGCTGAAAAGCTTTGCATGGCTTGAAAAGAACTCAAAAAAGTATAACTTCATTAATCTGGACAAGATTAAGGACAAAGCAGTTAGTCATGTTCAGAAACAACTTGAAGAAAAGAATGAAAACTTGCAGGGAGAGCAGGTTTATAACCCGAACATCGACATGTACGAGCTTATTACTCGTTATGGTTTGTTCTGGGCAGTGGTTGATGAGGTTGATCCTGAAACTTTAGCACCAACTAAAGTCAGTTATGGGTTTGATGAAGACGGAAGCGTTAAAGAAAACGCTGAACTTGTAGAATGTCAGATTATTTTTGCCAAAAACTCAGGAACTGCTGAGCTTATTTGCTTTAAAGTCAGTCCTTTTGTAGATGTTTTCGGCCAACCTTACAAGCCTATTATTAGAGGGCTCTGTTATGTGCATCCCACTGATGATGAAGGTATGGGTGACGGCAAATATGGCCGGGATTTGCAGACTGGAATCGACGATACGTTTAACCTAGCGAATGATCGCACCATGCTTGCTACAATGCCGGTTTTCAAAGGCCGCAAGTACAGTATGATTGATAACGACACTGTTTATTTTGAACCTGAGCATGTTATCGAAGTTGAGAACATGGATGATTTGCAGGAAATTAAAATAGATGATAATATTCAAGGTGCGCTTCAGCAGCTTGGGTTCTTAATCGGTAAGACTAACCAAGCAATGAGTATTTACCCCACGACAATGGGGAATATGCCTTCAGCGGCTTCCACAACTGCCACGGCTGTTGCGGGTGCAGCTACTCAAACTAACATTAGAACAGGTTTCAAAAGCGTTACGTTCGAGAACACGTTTTTGAACGAGCTTTACTGGATGATCGTGCAGCTTACTTCACAGTTTGCTCAAGAACTAACGGCTAAAAAGCTCATGGGAGAAAAACTTCTAGCTTTTGATCCTATGAAAGACTACTGGTACAAACCAGTTAGTCAAGCAGTTGATTCTGAGCAGAGCAAAAACAACAAGATTAAGAACTGGATAACGATTCTTGGTTATGTTAGCCAAATCCAGCATCCTGATGCTATGAAACAAATCAATCATATTCTTACTCAAGTTTATACTTACATGGGTGATGAGTTTGTTAACTTTGGTAAACAACTTTATGATGAAAATGTGCCTGCTCAAGGTGGAGCAGGTCAGCAAGCTCAGGCCAGCGAGCCAGTAAGTAACCAAAACGCTGTTCCTCAAAGCCAAGCAGAGCAATTAACAAGGAGTAATGCTGGTGGGTACTAACACTAGTTTTGATGCTTTTCGACAATCAGAAGGTCGTCATGCAGAGAAGGTCTTGCTTAGTATGAGTAAGAAAGCTTGCTTTGTTGAAGCTCTTTCAACCTCACTAGGTCAAGAACTTCTCCGTGATCTTATTCATCTTTACGAGGAGAACGTAGAAAAAGTAGTGGTTGGTAAAGCAACTGAACGTAACAACGAGACTATTGTAGTATGCAGGTATTTAATTGGTTTATGGACTGATAGAATTAATTCATATAACCAGAACGTAGTTAAATTAAAGCAAGGAGTTTAAGGAATGCCGAAACCTACCGATGATGAGTTGAATGCTGCTGCAAGTTTGGAAGACTTTGGGATTGAAGAAGAGCTTGGTGGTGAGCAGGAAGGTGGTCAGGAGGGTGCTGAGCAGGACGTTGAGGGCGATGCTGGTGGTGGTGAGCAGGAGCTTGGAGAGGCGGCTGACGAGGCTGCAAAGGCTGCTGCTGATGCTGCAAAGGAAGTCAAAGACCTGAAGAAAGACCTCAAGGATGAAGACGATCCAGCAGAAAAATCCCGCCTTGGGCGCAAGATCAAAACCATTGAACAGAAGTTTGACTCTCTTAGTGACAAACTTGAACAACTCATCCTGCTTCAGACTCTTAACTCTGAAAAAGCTGAACGCAAACTTGAACCTGAACAGGAAGAAGATAATTCTGATGATCTGATTACTAAAGCTGATTTGCAGAAACTTATTCCTGAGTATATTCGTAAACAGAAAGAAGCAGAGTTTGGTGAAACTGAAAAATATCGTAAGGGTTATATCACTGAAGTAACTCATAAGCTTGGGGTTGATCTTTCTGATGACGAGCATAGTGCGGTTGTTAAGATTATGCTTTCAAAATACAACAGTAAAGAAACTGGTGATCCTAAGATTGATGCTCAGCTTAACTTTTTGAAGGCTGAACGTGATTGGGTTGCGCTTGGTGGTAAGGCTTCGGTTAAACCTAAGCTTAGGCAGCAGAAAGCTCCTGGCCATGACGATGAATCTGGTGCAGACAAAGGCAAAGCTGGTGTTGGTGAAGACTTGCTGAAGAAACTTGACCCAGCAGCAGCTGATTATGCTAAAAAAATGGGCTTTACTAATGACCAAATTAAAAAAGCTTTTAATATGAAGTAAGGTTTTTAAGGGGGTTTTCAAATGCGTAGAAACAAGGACCACCGTTCAAGAAGGTTGCGTCCTGCTAAAAGAGCAAGAGCAATATATGGTGAACGAGAAGATCAAGGTAAATATTTTCGTTGTCAACATTGTGGCTTTATTTGTAACTTAGATCGTGATGAGCTTGGAGGCTCTTCGGATAGAAGTGGTTTAGTTTATGAGAATTACTCGGTTGACTTTTCAAATAGCCCTCTAACAAAGCTTGCTACGTTGGAAAGTGACATAGAGCATTTTCAGACCACTGAGGATATTTTTGGTACAAGGCAGTATATTAGAGCTAAGGTTGTTAGCGGCTGCCCGTTTTGTGGTTCCCGTAATTGGCGGGGAGATTTTTAAACATTAAAATGATGAGGTTCAAAAATGATTAGTGTAGTTGGTGGAGGTTTACAGAAAATTTGGTGTCCGATCAAGCCTGGTGCTACTATTTACGTAGGTAGTTTGGTTTGCTTGGATCAGTCGGCTTTGGATGAAGGTTTGATCGTTCGTCCGATTGCAGCAGGGGTTTCTAATACTACTAACAAAGATCGTCCTTTTGGTGTCTGTGTTGGTACTAACAACAAGAATCCTGTTTTCAGTAACACTTACAAAGCAGAGTATATTACTGATCCCGGTGCTACTGGTATTCGTTCTAACACTGCTGAGTATGTGGGTGTAGAAGGTCCTTGGGGTAAGGGCGATAAGAGAGCTATGGTTGAAGTTATGTTGATTGGCCCTGGTACTGTTCTTCGGGCTCCGATTCGTAATGGAGATATTGGTACTAATGTGACCGTTCTTACTAGCTCTGCTGGTAATGCTAATGGTTTGACTGTTACTACTGATGCTTGTGATTTTACTCCCGTAGCAAATCTTGCTACTATTTATTGTCGTTCTGGTCAGAACGCTGGTCAGTATCGGATTACTGATGATACTTCTACCACTGTTGCGGCTTGGGATGTTGAAATGCTTAAAACCACTGTAACTGTGGGTGAGACTTATGTTCGTGTTCCTGTGCGACATAATGGCGTTTCTTATGTTATTATTGGTGATGGTACTGTAGCAAGTTTCATTGATGCTTCTGATGGTATGGTTACTGACTATGACATCATTCATGTTCATCGTCTTGACCTGTCTCAGGCAGGCAATGAGTATGCTGAGTTTGTGTTTGATAACGATGCGTTCTGTACTAATCGGGCATAAGCTTTAAAATTAACTAAACTTTAAATAAAGAAAAATGGAGGTTTTAAAATGGCTAGTCCTTTAACTAGTTCTCAGTTTGTTAAGCTGTTGGACAATCGTCTGCGTGAGGTAGGCGAGAATACTTACAAAGATCTGAAGAGCATGATTCCTCAGCTTTTTAGGGTTATTAATTCTGACTCTGCTTGGGAAGAGTTTTTCAGTGTTGGGGCTGTTCCTGACATTCCCGAGTTTAATGGTATGATGAGTACCCTTGGTGTGGCTCCTGGGTATCATATTAAGATTGAGCCCAAAGAGTTCGGTGGTATGATCGAGACTGAGCGTAAGCTTCTTGATGATAAGAAGTACAGCGTTCTGGATGGTCGGGCAGAAGGTCTTATGACTGCTGCTCATCGTACTCAGGAGAAGCAGGCAGTGAGGGTTTTTGCTAATGGCTTTAGCTCTGCTTTCGACTACATGGTGCATGAGGAAGGCGAGCCTCTTTTCAGCTCTTCGCATGGAACTAAGAGTGGTGTGAGCACTGCTAACGGTTTTGATAATGCAGGAACGACAGCACTTTCCAAGACTGCTGTTGCAGCTACCAGAATCTTGATGCGTCAGTTCCGTAATGACATTGGCGAGCGTGTTGAAGTTGGTGATAACCTTGCTTTGATTGTTCCTGATAACCTTGCTGATCTTGCTGGCGAGATTGTTGGAACTGAAAAGGGTTACGACACTGCGGCTCTTGACAAAAACATGGACTACAATCGTTACAAAGTAATCCCGTATTTGCGTCTTGATGATTACGATGCTAACAACTGGTTCATGGTTGATCTTGATAAGATGCAGAAGAACTTGATCTGGCTTAATCGTATTGCTCCTGAGATTGCAAGTACCGTGGATTTCAAGACTCTTATGCACTGGGTCAGCATCTACATGCGCGTTGCTTACGGCTGGCTTGATTGGCGTTTTGCATACGGGCATCAGGTTTCTT